ACCAAGATTGAAAAAAAAAAATGTGTCTTGTGTACACAATCAATAAGAAGATTTACCATCGCGCCAAATAACATTTACAATATTCGATATTTGAAAAATGAGATTGAAAGAATTGTCTTGTCCAAAAAATGCGAGTATAAAACAAGACTTGTGATTTATATTGATAAATATAAGATGAAAACTTTTTCCGAAAATTTTAGCCTTAAAAAACAAATTATATGCTATTTGCGTCATTGCAATCTACAAGATTTGGAAATAAATCAAGCACTACGACAAATCATCTGTTGTCAATCCAAATTAAATGATTTCAACTTTTTTAATAATGTAAATGGCTATTTCTATTTTACACAAAAAATTGTTTTATAAAAATTGATCATTCGTTACATATAATTAATTTGTGTAAAAATGAGCAGTATCAAGTATCAAAAGTTGGACCCCATTTCACATATTCACAAGAGACCCGATATGTATATTGGGTCGCTAAAGCCACGACATCAACTTAGAGAATGGGTTTCTGAAAGTGAGAAAATTGTAGAAAAAAGTAATGTGTGTTATTCGGATGGTTTGCTTAGGATTTTTATTGAAGGATTGTCCAACGCCATTGATAATGTTTGGCGTTCAAGACAAGCTGCGATTAAACCCACCAAAATTAAAGTTACTCTGGATGCGGAAACTGGAGAAACATCCATTTGGAATGATGGATTGCATATTTCAGTTGAATTGCATGTCGAAGAGAAGATTTACAACCCCGAATTGATTTTTGGACATTTGCTTTCTGGTTCCAACCTTGATGATACAGAAGAACGTCTTAGTTCAGGTAGAAATGGTTTAGGTATCAAGTTGCTGAATGTCTTTTCAACAGAGTTTGCTGTAGAAATAGCAGATCCTGTAAACCATTTGTTGTATACTCAGACGTGGAGCAACAATATGAGAGATATTGTCAAGCCGAAAACAAAATCGTACAAGAACAAAATGGGATATACAATGATTAAATGGAAGCCTGATTTTACAAAATTTGAAATGGAAAAGTATGATGCAATGATTATTTCATTGTATCGAAAATTTTGCATGGATGCGTCCATGATTACTGGCCTTCCAGTTTTTTACAATGAGGAAAAGTTTTACTATAAAAATTTTGCCGACTACATTCAACTGTATATGCCCTCCACTTCCGAAGATTCTGCAACAAAATTAGAGTATATTTCTTTTTCATCGGACGGTAAAGATGAAGAATCTGAATATAAGACTCAAATTGCGATTGCAAGCAGTCCAAGTCAAGAGTACAAGGAGATTGGTTTTATTAATGGAATTTTTACCAAAGACGGAGGTGTACACTTAGATAATGTTTCATCGGAGCTTTGGAAATTATTGCTACCAAAGTTTAATAAAACCAAAACACATATTACCAGCAAAGATTTGAAACCTTATTTTATGATTTTTGTTAATGCCTGGGCACCGAATCCAGAGTTTAACAGTCAATCCAAGACGAAACTGTTGGCACCAACCATTCCTGTCAAACTTGAAAATAAGCATTTGAACGCCATGATGAAGTGGAATTTTGTGGAAAAAATTAATGATTTGATTCGTTCGAAAGAAATGCTCTCCCTTAAAAAGACGGAAAAGAAGCAGCGCGGTTATAAAAAGATAGAAGGACTTGATCACGCGAATCTTGCTGGTACAAAGCACGCGCAAGACTGTACTCTTATTCTGTGCGAAGGATTGTCTGCCAAAACTTATGCAATCAAAGGAATCAATGTAGGATGGAATGGTAAAAAGGGTCGTGATCATTTTGGAGTGTATGCACTTCGTGGAAAGCTTCTCAATGTACGAAATGCTACCATACAATCGATTTCTAATAATCGAGAGATTACCGATATTATTCAAGCGCTCGGCATTCGATATGATGCAGATTATAGCACACCAGAGGGCCGTGCGTCCCTTCAATATGGAAAAGTCATGATTTTGACGGATGCGGATGAGGATGGACATCATATTTGTTCATTGATTATCAATTTGTTTCACAAGTTATTTCCCACTCTGCTGGCCAATCAAAACAACTTTTTATGGTATATGATGACACCGATTGCCAAGATTTTTTATAGTGGAAATAAGCAATTGAGCTTTTATAATGACATGGACTACCAAAAAGCGCTACAAGATCAACAAATTAAACGAATGAAGATTAAATATTACAAGGGACTAGGTACTTCTTCCGATGCTGAAATTAAAGAAACCTTTGGTCAAAAAGTCGTCAGTCTGGTTAAAGATGATACTGCCGATGAAATTATCAACAAGGTGTTTAACAAGGTCTTATCCCACGATCGTAAAGATTGGCTTGCGGAATATAATCCTTTTGAATACAAGGTTCCAGAAGAAAATTATAATATTACCGATTATATTAATCAAGAACTTATCAAGTTCTCCATGGAGGATTGTTGTCGCAGCATTCCGAATTTGTTTGATGGACTGAAAAAATCACAGCGTAAAATATTGTATTCCGTCTTTAAAAAGAATCTAAAATATGAAGGCAAGAGTATGAAGGTAGCCCAGCTTGCAGGATATTGTGCTGAAAATTCAAATTATCATCATGGTGAGCAATGCTTGTATGATACGATTACCAAAATGTCCCAGGATTTTCCTGGTTCCAACAATGTTCCTTATTTTGAAAAGGATGGACAGTTTGGATCCCTTGCCTACGGTGGTAAAGATGCGGCCAATGCAAGGTACATTTTTACAAAATGTGCGGGGTTGACTCGTCTTTTATTTCCTGAAGAAGATGATGATTTGTTGAATTATACTTTGGATGATGGAGATCGTGTAGAGCCAGATTATTACTTGCCAATTTTGCCTACCATTCTAGGTAATGGATGTACAGCTGGAATTGGTACTGGATGGTCCTGCTCCGTACCTTGCTACGACTTTTTACAATTAGCGGATAAAGTGAAGGAATGGTTGGATGATCCTGAAAACTTTTCGTTGGATTTGCTACCCTCGTACAATAAATTCAAGGGTTCGATTACCAAACTTGAGGACAACAAGTATATTAGTAGTGGAATTTTGGAAGAAATTACCCAAAAGGGCAAGAAAAAGGGCCTTATTTATCAAATTACTCAGTTACCGATAGGTGTCTGGACAAACAAGTACAAGGAAGAATTGGAAGGAATGCTAGAGGCAAAAAAGCTCAAATCACTTAAAAATTATTCCAGTCCAGACACTGTGCATCTCGTTTTTGAACCGAATGATGATTTTGTACCGAATTTGGAGAATATGAAGCTCAAGTCAACAATCTTGACTTCCAACATGGTTTTATTTACAGAGACCATGAAACTTGCAAAGTTCAAGTCGATTGAAGAAATTTTTACCACATTTTGCCAAAAACGCCTAGAGCTTTATACGAAGCGAAAACAACATTTGATTGTACAACTCAAAATACAATTACTTGTTGATAAAAATAAACGACGATTTTTGCAGGAAGTTGATAATGAAACAATCAAGATTTTTAAAGTCAAGGAAAAAGATATTTTAGAACAACTTGTCAAGAATAAATTTGATGCCGATCCTCGTGTTGAAATAAAAGCAGTTGTGATTGAATCTGGACAAATTCATCAAGGAACCGAAGAACAAACACAGCAAGAAAGTGACAAGACGGCCAAAAAATATCAATATTTGCTACAAATACCAATGAAGGATGTATGCTTGGAAAAGATGCAAGATTTGGATGCAAAGATACAAAAGTTGGAGCAAAAGCTAAAATTGACCAAAGACACTTCAGAAAAGCAGATTTGGAAAAGTGAAATTGACGAGTTTGTCAAACAGTATACTAAAATGTATTCGTAGATTAACTATCTAATAGAGTCGCTGTTCTTGTACTAGATAATTGGTCACTGGAAGTACAATAGGAGTTGGGATCACTTGGATTTTGGTATAAAGTATTTTGACTAGTATTGGGAGGATTAATGATGACTCGATAAGATCCTTGGAATCCATTGTTGTAAACATTTACAGTTTGATTTGCAATTCCACCTTGACTCGTTTGTAATGAATAGGAAGTGTAATTGACAGTCAAAAACAAAGAAGTATTCGAAGATAAACCGACTCCATCAATAAAGAATGATGAATCAGTATAACTTTTGGAAGTAACAGTTAAGGTAGACCCAGCCTTTAGGACAAGTTTATAATTAGAAGCAGGATTATTCAAATCACAATCGTAAAGAGTTTGATATTTATATCCTTTGGGACAATAGGAAATTGTAGAGTCTGAATTGCAAACAAAGTTTACATTTTTAGTTGTTCCTTGATTAGGATTTTTTTCCTTGACACAGGTGAGAGTAACAGAACCACAGCTATACTGGTCAAGAGTTCCTACGGAAACACCGTCGATGCTAACATTATAATTTGACAAATTATAATTCAAAGCACCACAAGCATTTTGAACACTGGTAGGACAATTTCCTGTTGCTGCTCTTGCGTTGATTGCAATATCTTCTTTTGTTTTATTTTGTAAAATAAAAGTACCTAGAGTTGACATTTTCTATACAAACACAATATTTTTTATATTAATAAATGGAAATTACACAGCAAAATATTAATAAATTTACATATGTGACTTTAACATGTGAAAAAATTGAAGAGTTGATCCAAAGGCCTGAAAGCAAAGTCGTCGAAAAGTTTTTCGCCATTTTTGATGTAGATCATCCAATCTTTGATTCACCAGGTTCTTTAAAAACAATTGATCGTACAGCAATGATAAAATACAGTGGTGCAAAAAAATGTGAATTATGGATTGGAGAAATGGATCGTGAAGATCATATTCAAGTCTTTTGTATCAACGATGATGAACTCTATGTAGTTGATGATAAGTTGAAATTGTCTCTAGTTCCTTCTAGTGTAACAATTCGCGTTTGGTGTTACCCTGTTCAAATACAACATCATCAACTTCCGGACCAAGACGACGAAATCACTGCTCCAATATTAACCAAGCTTGGATATCGTACACACCCCGACATTGACACATTGCGACGATTAGAAGTAACAAATCCTCAAGCGTTAACTCGTATTCGCAACTTTAGTATTGAAAGAATTGGTGTTGGTCGAATTACTTGGTTACATGATGTCGATGTGTCAGGGCTGAACTTGGACAATCTAGTTGAAATTGAAGAAAGCTCGGCTGAAGTTTATCCTGAACAATTAGGATATCTTGAAGATCCTGTAGGAACCAAGCTAAATACACCTTGTCAAGTTGTTTTATATAATATTGAAAGCAAAAAGATGAAAGAGGCTGGTGGTATTCAACATGTTTCAGATCGAGATATTGATGCTTATCGACAAAAACTTTTAAAATTGGCAGATAAGAATCCAAAAATGACATTTATAAGTTACGGTAATGTTGGAGGAAGAGGTGAATGGATTTTTAATATTGAGGATTGGTCGAATCAATCAGAGGATCGCAGAGGCGTTGTTTCCGGTGGTGGGGGTAGTGGTGGTATTTGGCTCGGTAGTGGTACAGGACCAAGTTTAGGAGTGCCTACCGGTCCGCCAGGAGGTCATTTAATGCTTGGTGGAGGTGGTGGAGGTGGTGGTGTCGCACTTGGCGCGAGCGTAATGGATGGTACTTGGCTGGGTGGTAGTGTACGACCAAGTTTAGGGGTTGCAACCGGTCCGCTTACATCTGCTGTTAGCAGTGTAAGTGGTTGGGTATGGGGAGGAAGATCCAGTTTGGGAGTCGATGGAAGTTGGCCTGCTAGTCGTGTTCCTGCGTTTGGTGGTTTGGCAAAGACTATAACTGTACCTGTTAAAGGATTATACAATTATTCAATATATACCGCGTCCTACAAGTCATCAAATCAAACTATTTTACTACTAGGTGAAAAGCATGGTGCTCCAGGAAAAGCTTCAGAACTCGAAAAATTACTTATCGAACAAACAGAATGTCCTATTGATATATTGGTTGAAAAATCTTATTATGATCGATTTGTCTCTGATGTAACCACGAATATTGGATATTTTACACAGTCAAGAAAGAGTCATAGTCTTAAAGGTATACCCAAACAAGCACAAATTGACCTATCCAATCCTGATCATATTACATTTTATAATCAAATGATAAAACCTTATTTTGGTCGATTAAAAATTTGGTCAATTGATAATCGAGGAGATGCATTGTTTACAAATATTATGGATTCAATTGCAACTGGAATGTATTTGAAACTCGTTCGTGATGGTTGCTCTTTTAGTCAATCACTTGCAGATTATCGCGCAAAATTAAACGGTCCTTGGGCTTTCTTTTTTCAAACAATTAAAAGTGTATTCAATGCTTTATTTAATTTTGAATTATATTCAAGTGACAGACAAACTTGGGATATTGAATTGAAACGAACTATTCAAGAATGTGAACGCGCAACACCAGATGAAATTAAATCTACAATACCGAAAGACTTGACAAGAAAGGATCATTTTTATTTCATGGATCAATTACTTCGTATATCCAGAGACAAAGAAATAATACGCAAAATTTGTACAATTGCAAAACTTAGTGTTGATGGAACTCATAGAACATTTGCATTGAGTATGATACAAGACATTAGTACCTTATCTAGAATGATTCGATTAATAAAAGATCCAAAAGAAGTATCAAGAGTGATCGTAGTTGTTGTAGGCAGTGCTCACGTGTTAAATTTAAAAGAATTATTAGGCTGTATTACATCAGAGGTAAATTTACAATTGGTTTCGCAGGACAATACTTTGGATGATACCAACACTTATAATATAAAAGTCCCGATTCCAGTTTTTACAGCACCAACTCAAAGAATGCAAAAATATACACAATTGCAATCTAGCTACGCAGCGATGGTTGGGGTGGCGGTGGTCGTCGTGCAGCGATTCCTTCTAATATGATTACCATTAATGCTCAATCAGCAACTGGATTAAACATTAGACTAGATTTAGCAAAAGATTTAACAATTGATTTATTAAAACTTAATTTGTTAATGAAAATTGGTCATCGTATCGACAAAATATTTTTTGGATTTCAAGAACTTGACGAACCTCATCAAACTTTAGAATCTTATGGAATCACAAATCATAGTACAATTAGATTTACTCATTTTTTGATATAAAGACTGCTAAATATTTTTACAAAAAATGCAAAATCTCGCCATTGATTATCGAGAAAAATCTTTAATTGAGCATCTTGTAGAATTAAAAGTTCCACATCAAACGCAAAATTTGGAAATTGGAGACATTCTATGTACCTACCCGGATTTTCAACTTTGCTTGGAGCGTAAAACATGGTCCGATCTTTGGGCTTCCATCAAAGATGGTCGTTATCGTGAACAGCGTTCAAGATTGCAAGAATGGAGCAATAATCAACAAAAAGTAATGTATATTATTGAAGGAGAACCAAAAGAATTTGACAACCAAGATACTTGTATGCGCACTTTACATCGTTTACCCTTACTTTATGGTATGGGTGTGTGGAAAACAAAGAGCGTAGTCGATACAGCAAAGTATTTGCAATGGATGTACGGGCAAAAATCAATGTTTGACTCTATCGACCCACATCAAGCACAGATTACTCAATTGGCGGATTCCATGACCAAGAAAAAAAAGGATGTCCAAAGTCCAACAAATTTCTGCCACGCAGTTTTACAATCCATAACAGGCATTAGTTATGATATTGTAAAATATATTTGTCCGAAAGATATTGAATCCTTGTCACATTTTGTCCAAAATGCTGAAAAACAAGGAATTAAAGTAATGTCGGAGATTGCAATTCCCACCAAGAGTGGTAAATCTAGAAAGTTTGGTTTGGAAAAAAGTCGACGAGTCTTTGAAACCTTGGGGATTCCATTTGAAGAACCAAAAAAATGATTTTAAAAAAATTAGTTTATACCGTAACCAAGACAATATGGAATGCATAATTTGTTTACAAGATATTTTGAGGGACGAGATTAATGAAACAAGCTGTTGTAAAAAAGTTTTATATCATGAACAATGTGGATTAAAATGGCTGGATAATTGTTTTCTAAATCCAAAATGTCCATGGTGTAATTCTCAACTTGAACAGGTTAATAATTGTATTGTGCGTGCTTATGAACAATTAAAATATTGGACCAAGGAAATTAATTATCAACAAACGACTTATGATAATTATCAAAAGATTCCGAATGATATAATTGATGCGCAACAACAATTTACTTTAATTTATTATCAAGAAGCAGATAAAAATGTATTTCGGCTTGTATTTCGAAATGAAATTGTGTTTGTTTTTTGGCTCAAAAAAGAAATTTTGGGAAATCCTAATTTATTATTTTCTTTCGAGTATTGGAAATACTTGTTACGAAATCAACATTTAGGTACAATTCGTCACAATAAAGCTGGTGAAGAAATCGCTGAAGGATATTTTGAATGAATTTTTTTTAAATTTTACAAGCAATAAAAATGAAACTTTTTTCACTTTTAAAATCGGCATTTCAAATTTACTTGTACAAAGGGTCTCAAACTGACTCTAAAAT